TGGCAAATCTTTTTCTTTATCGCCAGCCTGGCTATAGTTGTAGGTAAATGGATTGTTGGCAATGTACTGCTGTGTTTTATAATCTAGTTTGTTTTGTCCTACCCAGGTCAAGAAACTTTCGCCCAGGATAGTTGTGATCTCGGCCTGCGTGTAATCAGTTGTGCGGAAGTATCCGGGAATCACTTCTTCGGGTGGAATTGGTACTGGATTACCTTCGGTCTTTAAATTGTTGAAAATTCTGCGTTCAAATTCCAATAGGATGTCATCGCGTATGTCACCAAAGGCAGCGGTAATACTGCCATCGTGTCCGCGGATAACAACAGTTGGGTTTACATAGTTTTCATCTAGGAACATTTCAGGTTTATATGCCTGATACAGACCCATCTTGGTAGGAGTATTAGGAACATAATTTCCGGCAGTGTCGGCATACTCACGAACAGTAACTACATCGCCCACTGCCAACGTAACAGTAACAGTCAGCGTTGGACTGTCTGCTGATACTGTGTAGTCTGAGTTCAGTGTGAGCAGTGTGTCGTTTAGATACACCAACAGTCCCAGGAAGTTTGCAGAAGTAAATGTGTGTGTTTGTAGTGTGTCAAATGTGCCAACTGTGATTGGGGTCACTGTGTACACAGTGTCTGTGTACACATTGCCACTGGGCAACATATCGCTGTAGTAGAAACTGTTTATGTTAGTTTTGCCAATGTTTAAATCAGTCACCACCAAATCAAGAATTTCGCTTGTTGTCAAATTGCCCCATTCGCCGCGAATGGTATTTTCTAACAGTCTGTTTTTAAACTTGGTGTATTCTCTATCGTTGAACTCTAACGACTTAAAGATGTTGTACTCACTGCTTCTCATAAAGAAGCCGGCCAGAGTCAATGGCGCACTCTGTTCCAGTATGGTTGTACCGTAACGGCCAATGTTGCCTAGGTCTCGTGTGTTGTTTGCACCGTTGATCACACCTGAAAAGTCTACTAGATTTCTAGCAATACTTTCGTAATGTGTTCGTATAGTTCCCAAAGTAAAGTAAGGACTATTGACGTTGAACGGATTATTGGCCAAATTAATTGGTACTTGATAAAATCCATTGGCGCTCGGCGTGTTGCTTAGAACCTGGACTTCGACGATTGACCCAGGTGTATAGATGTTACTCAATACAATCGTGGTTGTGGTTGTGGTTCTTGTTACTGTGTATTCTGAAGGCAAAATGTACGTGCTGGCCACGTAAAGTTGTATTGGAGGAACAACTGTGTTCTCAGGTATAACGATATCAAATCTCAACGGAGATCCGTCGTATGTAAACTGGAATTGTTGACGAATTAAACTGGGAGTTGCAGCCACTTGCCAACCAAGCTCTCGTTCATAGACGATTCTGCTAGCATACTGATACGAGTAACCGTCACTTATTTTAACAGTCTGTGAAGTATTGTTTACAACATATATAAATTCATCTGTATAAAAATTATTATCAAATACAATGTCGCCAATGTTGTTTATACTTAGATAACGCAGTGGCAATCCCAACACAGTGTCCGTGGCACCTGTTCCAGTGGCATAGCTGAATAACTTGGTGCCGGCAAATGTAGAGCTGGGATACTTGGCACGGTCGCCAAAACTGACGCCAGCAGAATCGTACACGTTGAACAATGGCGCTTGATTTGTCTTTGTCTTTTGTTGTGCTGTTATCCAGGCAACACCATCATAGTAGTAACTGGTGCCTTGTGTGGTTAATCCGCTGAGTGTGACTACAGTTTGATCAACCAGCACAGCAGAGTCAGCAGCCGGAACTAGATCAATGATAGGTTGTGCAATCAGCGGTGGCACTGTGTCGGGTGTGATGAAATTCACAACGTAAATTTTATTTCTTACTTCTGGATCAGTGTCTGCTGCAAAAATTACACGAGTGCCGTTGACAAATTCGTATCCATCAACACCGTAGCCCAGTGATCCGTTGATGGTACTCAGTGCATCTGTAACACCGAAATCAACAATATTAACTGGAAGTTTTCCTTGCGTTCCAAAATCATACAAGCGTGTGCCTGCATTAAATTCTATAATAGGACGTTTAGCACGTTGGATGTTGCTTGTGGTTGGTGTTGTGTTGTTGTATGCCGCAGCAGCATTGATAACATCAATGTGGAACCAACGGTTACTACGTGTCCACGCATTTAGATCTGGACTGGCACGACCAATTGTAAGATACTCTGGAAAGAGTGGTGCATTTAACGAAGCATCATAGTTGCCAACGTCATATGCCAGGCTATCATATGGAACCAGTGCATTTTGTGTGTATGGCTCAGGCGTGACAAAATCACTGACCAGCAATAGTTTAATTGCTGTGCCCACGCCTTCAACATAGTATTCTTGATTCTCGTATTCAGCTGGCACAGTGGTACCACGAAATTGAACTTTGAGTCCGTTGGTAAACACCACACCGTTTGAACTGGTATAATTCTTTTTACCAATGATATCATCGATATAGGTAGTGGTTGAATTGTCTTGGTCAAGCAACCGTATCTGCCCAAAAATTCCAGGGTCTGTTCCGTCTTGATAGTACAATGTATCCTTGATTGCTGTCAACAGAGGAATCGCTTCAAAATATCCTTCGGCATTTTTGTACCATCCGGTGTTTGAATATTGAGTACCAAAGGCAATAGTAAACTTTTCCAATTCAGTGATCGACAATACTGGATTTAATTGAATGTACTGCTGGCCACCTGATGATGTCACGTAGGTTATTTGCCATACACTATAACGTTCGGCTAGGTCAAGTGGAACTGATTCTGCAAATGGTGTGCTGTCGTAGCTGCCAATTCCAATGCCAGAACCGGGCAATGGATCAAATTGACTGACAACTTGCCATCCTTCGTCGCCTGTGTTAAGAAAAACCACGGTGCGACCATCTAACTCTTTAATGCCATCAATGCCTGTTGGGTTCTCTGTAAAAAACTCAGATAAGAAAACATTGTTAATTTGATCAAATGTTAACGTGGTAGCCAAGTCAACAGGATCAATACTGGTCAAGCCATAGTAAAAACTCTGTGCAGTAGATTCAGGAACATCAAAATCAACGACTCCGAGATCTTCGCCATTGTTGGTTACTCCCAACACATCTCTACTAGAAATGTTAGGTGCATAAGGCAGTACGCCTTCGACACCTGGTTCTGCCTGAATCCAAAAACCTGGACCTGTTCCAGGAGTACCGTCAACAATGGTCAATGTGCCCTGCATGTTGAACTGTGTTTCACTTGCATAGTACAAGGTGTTGGGTGCGTCTTGTGGCACAGTGAATGTAATGTTGCCTACATTTGCACCGTTGCGACTTACACCAGTGTTGTATTGATCAGTACGACCCTGTGACGGAGCGGTCTTGATCCAAAATGGCGATACTACGCCCAGATTCAAATCGAACACATAGGTGTTGCCGCGCACCAAGGTCAGTGCTGGATTTGGCAAGTAATCAATGATGTATGCCGATGTTGTGGCAGCCGTGACGCGATAGTTCACTGTTTCTGTTGCGTTCTGTGCCACAGTGAATGTATAATTTCCGTTACGCAATAATGTAATTGTAGGGTTTGGTCCGGTATAGTTTGAAAATGTGTATACACCATTCTCTCTTGTGACTGTGTAATCAGCAGTGATTGGAACTGCTGTGCCGCCCACAGTGACCGACGGTGGACCACTGGGCAACCAGTAGTACTGACCGTAGTTTACAAACATGTCCCAGTTGATTTGCGGATCCCAGGTATAGTATTCGCTGGTATAGAGTCGTTCACTTTGATCAACAAAAGCACCTTGTGTGCCTAGAGCATCAGTGATGCCAGGATATGTAACAGCGTCCTTGATCACTGTGGAATCAGTTTTCCTAAACACCACGCCAGGTTCTAATTGATAATCTGTGCGAGCTCGAGTAGGTTCTACAACATATCTATCGTCAGCATTTACACCTGGACCTACACGACGTCCAACATATCCTTGTGTCTTTTTAAACTGTGGCTCTTGGACCAACTGGTCCAGTGTGGCAGCTAAAAATTGCTTGTTGGTAGAGGTCTGGAATATCTCTGGTAGAAAATCTACCGTTCTCACTGTGGCCATTAAATTACTCCGCTGCCAGGGGCAGTTTTAAGGTTTGTGCTGGTTAGTGCTTCAATCACTTGAATGTCTGCCACTGTGGCTGCGTTGACAAAAATTTGATTTGGTGCAGAACGTATTTCGTACAGGTCACCAAAGCTCTTTTGCGGACTGATTGGAACCAGTACCACAGAACTCACTACGTCACCAATGTTCTGATGCAGGTATCCTGACAGTTCTGAGAAGTAGAATGTGTCTCCAAAATTCCAATTTTCAATTGCAAAATAACTGTTGATGAATGACACCACCAAACTCTTTATTTCGCTGACCGATGCTGTAGATCCACTGGTACGAATCACTTTGATAGTTGCACGTAACTCCGGTGCGGCCTTGGCGCAAAACAATGGCTTAAAGTCAACTGAGTTAATGATCATATTGTCAGAAATCATTTTATAGTCTTGTAGTCCTGCATACTCAGTGGTTAGTGCATCTAGGGATGGCGGATCTGGCTCTGGAACAGTTCCAGTTGAATCTACAATATAATTTCTATATGCTGTGTAGTATGCTTGAGTGACCACGTAGACATCGATGATGTTGGTTGAACCAGGATCAATGCGATTGGTCAATGCACTGTTATGTCTGTACTGGAAAGCCAAGTCTTGTCGTCCAACGCGAGTTATGTAATCATTTGTTGTCACAAGTTCAGTGGTGCCTGTGTTGGTCAACGACAAGATATAAAATGCCGGTGGTGTAGTATATGTGAGTGTTGTGGTATTGTACACACCGTAGGCATAGAATACCTGTCCAACCACATACTGTGCTTTTACCAATTCAATGTCGTCCAGTGTGGCATACTGAGAGTTGATAACTCCGGGCTCTACTAATACATATCGCTGAAGATTGTCAAAGTCCACAATCTGCTGGAAGAATACTTGTTTAGTTGTAGGGTTCACAGTGGGGGCAACAATTGTGCTGAAGAAGTCTGGATCATCTGGCACGCCGTCGGCATCGTTGTCTTGCCAAGAAACCAGTACTTGATAGTCATCAACATAGCCGTCTGGTTGAACTGGCTGGTCAATAATGCGCAGTGAAACGTCACTTTCAAGCGGCAAGTTTGAATCAGGCCTGCTGTTGGTTTTTAACACTTTGACAAAGTCGCGAATGGTGGTTCCGGTGCGACTGTCATAAATTTGTTCATCGCCGTAGAAGAAAAAGCGTGTTTGTAACACACTACCAAAGTAGTAGTTCAGTGCTCGACTGGTAACTGTGTACGATTCGCCATCAGTTACAAACTGTAAGAACCAGCTGGCATCTAAGTTTGTGCCAGATGTATCACCTGCGTATGTTTGACTCCAAGTGGCATCAATGTCCAGATTGTTTGCAGTAATCAGGTACCAAGTTTTGGTTAGATTATTATAACCTAGTCCAAAATTGCGATACAATTCAATCTGTGCGGCAGCACTGTTACGCACATCAGTTCCTAGGTCTGTGACAAACAATGGAATAACCTGACTGCAAACTGCACCAGTAGGCACAAAATTATTAAGAACTACAGGCCCAACACCGTTGCTAAAATTGCCTGCGCCTTGATTTGTTCCGTCGTTGTATATGGCCTGTGCCGCGGCCCAGACTACTAACTTTTCATCTGCTCGAGTAGGAACTCCCAATACCAATTTATTGTTGGCATCAAAGTAATAGCCCGAAGGTGGAACAAACTTGACCAAACTGCCAGTTTGAACGTATTTCATGTTGTTGCTGGCATATATTCCCAGTGGCACTGGGTTTCCTGCAGAATTCTTAAAATAGCCGGTGGTCTCGTTGGCCAGTGTTGTGCTTTCGTTCCAGGTCACTGCTAGTGGTATCAACGAGGGGCGAGGGAAATTGGCATAGTAAAATTGTTTGGCCGGACTGTTGGCCAAGTTCACTTCAACCTGGTTGGTGAGAACATCACTGATTTCGTTTGTGGTCAACCACGAGAACAAGAATGTAGGCAGCGCATTGTATTCGTACAAGGCACCGTCGCTGGAGAATGTGTTGGTACTTGAATATTTTCCAGTGTTGTCAACCAGGTCAAGGTATCGACTTGTGCCAATTGACGCACGGTTCAATGCTTTGCTTTTGATAATTGAATTGTACTGGGTAAATGGAAAGTTGTTGTAGTCTTCGCCATTGACCATGCGGTTCTGTGTGTAGTAACGAGCAGGAGCACGTTGCTTGATCTCGTCCAGTGTTTCACGAGCAAGAGCATTGCTCACTGGCTCAGTGATACCACATGTCATTGTGAGTGTTTCCAGTTGTCCTGTGCGACTAACGTAACTAATGCTCAGCAAGACATTTTGCATTTCTTCTGGATTGATAATGTACTGCAATCCGTTTGATGCACGAACATAAGCACGGAAAGTGCCAACAGGAATTTCAGAGAACACACCATCACCAAAGTTCATGGTGATCTGGTCGTTGGCTCTGCTGGTAACTGAATATATTGGACGCAGTGTTGTGAGCTGTTCAGCGGCAGCAGTGTACACGCTTTCAACAAACTCCCACTCTCGGCTAATGGTGCCCACGTTGTCCAACTGATACAACCAACGATCAGTGTTGTTGATACCTTCGATGTTGATGTTCACTGCACGATTGGCAATGCGCTCTGGCAAGTTAAAGTCTTGGTTTTGCAGTACTCCTTGCTTGAACAAGAAGAAAAAACCTGTGTTGGCACTAGCAAAACCCAATTGGTCGTTACGGAACAACACATTGAATTGTCCATTGGGACGTGGGCTGGGTTCGTATACATAGCCGAGGCCAGTGGCTGTGGCACTGACTGCTTCAAATGGCATGTTGACGCCATCAATGACAGAACTGTAGGGGATCACTGGCAAGAAGCCAGGCAACAAGTTAACAGTGTATTCGTCTGTGCGAATTCCGTTGATGATGGTTCTGTTGCCGGGCCGGCCGAAACGTTGTGTATCAACCAGCGCAGAATTCAAGATAGCAGTGAACTGTTCTTGCCAGTCAAAGTTGGTTGGATCGGCCCAGTTAACAGTGATGTTGCTCAGGTTAATGCCGTTGTAGTCCACAATGTTTTCTGTGGTTTGAATTGAAAATACTTTGAGGTATCCGGATGCTTCTGTGTTACGCTTGGGGGTGTAGCTGACTAGGTTAGCAAGTTTGACCACACTGTCACGACGTTCAGCAGTGTCTAGATAATTTTCACGAGTGTTGAGATCTGTACGGAAGGCCAAGGCCTGACCCATAAACGCCATCACATCTAGTAAGGCAATAAATTCACTAGACTCAATGTAGTCGTTGAATGTTTCTGGGTAGTACAGTCGTATGTAATCAACAAAACTCTTGCGAAGAGTTTCAAAGTCATAACTTTGGAAGTTGGCTTCTTGGTAGGTTTGATAGATTCTTTTCCAATCCTCAACACCAAATACCGCAGTTTGTCTAGTAGTTTTTGCCATAATAATCCATCTTGTAGATTATTTATGGCGAAAATAAACCACCCAGTTTATGTTTACACGTAGCCCGCAGTCTGATTTTGCTGATCAAAAAACAATGACAAGAACTGTGTTGTTTGCCCGGGCACTGTGGTCAGTGCAATCTGTATCAGTATGCCGTTGTCTTGCGGAAACATTTCGACAGATTCAATGTAGATTCTAGGATCTAAGCCGGCCACACGTTGTATTTCTGCTAGGATTGCTCGCTCAGTGTCTTGTGTTTGATTTTCAAACAGATAACTCCAGATCACTGTACCGTAGCCAGGCCGTCCAACCAGTTGCCCTTGCTGTATGTTAAATGCATTCAACAAGTCACGCTTGATCAATTCAAAGTCTACCAGTGTAAACTTCTTCGGCTGGTTGATTGTGTTAAATCCTACAAATGTTGTCATATTGTATTTACTCAGTTATTCAAGCAGCAACTGGTGGCAATCCCAATCTTGCCCTAATAACAGGATCAGTGCCGGTATATGGTGGGGCATTAGGATCACCTAATGCATTAATTTTGCTGTCAAGTGAGGCTAGTCCTCCTGCACCAGACGCCCTGGACAGCAATCCATTGGCATCCAGGCCGCCAGTTAACAATCCTTTGGCCTTGTTTGCGGCATCAGTTAGTGCAGATGTGTCAAGTGCCTGTGGACTAAAGTCAGGCAATCCTATTTTATCACTACCAATTAATTTAGCAGTTGCCGCATTTAATGTAGACCTATCAATGGTTCCTTTAAATCCAGCAGCCGGAACAATGCCGGCCACTGCGGCTGGCAATTTAAAGTCACTGAAGTTAACTGCAAACTCTCCTTGTTTGGCCAGTGAATCCATTTGAGTTGTTAGTCCAGATGTTAATCTATTGGTAGCGCCTCCGAGTGCTCCAGATAATGCTCCGACTGCTCCGGTTACGCCACCTGATGCAAATGCCGAGTCTACTGCCGCAATTCTACCAGTTGCAAGATCAACTCCTGCTCCTTGTAGACTACTAGCAAACCCACTGGTTAAATTGCCAGATATTCCTGCTATCGCACCAGTGGCTCCAGATGTAGTTTTAGCCCATTCAACTGCTGTGCCAACTCCATACTTACTGGCATTTGCTAACAGCCCGCCCAGTTGCGCTGTACCGTTATTGGCCAATGATGACACACTGCCGAAGTTGCTAGTGATACCGCCGGCTGCGCTGCCAAGAGCTCCAGTGACACCTGATAATGCCCCAGACAGTGCTCCAGCGGCTCCAGAAACCCCGCCTGACGCAAATGCTGATTCTACTGTAGAAATTTTTCCTGTGGCCAAGTCAACTCCTGCTCCTTTTAACGCACTGGCAAACCCGCCGGTTAAACTAGATAAGCTGCCAGAAGATAGACTGCCTAGTTCTTTAGGAACTTCTACTAGACCAGCAGTGGGTGATATCAAACTTTTTCCAGCATTTGCAGCCGCATTATATAACAGGCCGGTTGGTGCTTTTAAATCTGTGCCAGGAGTTACAATTTCTCCAGTTTTAACCAAGGTGTCAAAACTAGACTTCATTAATCCAAACTGTATTTTATCCTGCAGTGGAGGATTTTTTAACAAGTCTGTTACTCCAGCAACTCCATCTTTGCCTGTCCATACACTGGGACTTTTCAATACATCAGTTAATCCGGTCATTGTGCTTGTCCTAAAAATCTAGCGGTAGTGCCGCATTTTAAATATCCGGCGTCTTCTAATTGTTGCGCACTCAGTCCATACTTGCCAACACCCAGTTCATCAGTTACTACATCGGCAGGTTGACACACACTGGCCGCAACAGCAGCCATCACAGCCTGTACTTGTGCGGTTGATAGTGGACCGATGCCTTCGGTCACTGTTGATTGACCCACATAGTCTGCTACCGTGATGCCGTTGTTGATTGGAACATTAGAAAGCACAGGCAACGAAGATATTACGCCACCATTATAAATTGCCAGCAACGGCGTATCCGGGACACCTGCTGTGCCACGATCAAGACGAGATTGAGTAAATTGAATTGTTGTGTTTTCTCGAGACTGTAATTGATCGCCAGACCTTAACCCAACGAATGCACCAGCAGCCAGCTGTTGAAGATATATTTTTTCTGCTTGTGCTCGCGTGGCGCCGCTGGGGCCATCCAATGCGAACAACTGTCCGTTTGGCAATGCAAATGTAAACTTAACCATTTGACGCACCTGTCACTGTCCCACTCCAGCCTGATGGCAATGGCGGAGTGTTGGGCGGGGTAGTTGGCTGTCCTTCCTCCATAGCAACTTCAACTTCAACGCCCTGATTATGGAACGGCCACGGTTCGTGTGTGGGAGCTCGTGTCACAATACTTTCCAATCCTGTGGCTGATATTTGCCAGCCTGTGGCATTGTTGAACTCGGTGTCGGGCATTATGCGTTTTTCTAGTTTGACAGGAGGTTCTACATTTTCAGCAGATCCGCCATTGAGATCAATTCCGCCTGCTCGCAATACCATTGCACTACCTGCGTTCCAGGATCCATTGTTGCTGACCACGGCAAGACTGCCGTCGGCACGTACCCCAATGCGAGCTTTACTGTAAAGAGTCATTTCAGCATTGCTGGCCAGGGTTATTGTTCTTTCACTTTCTAACGTTGTACCGGTCATGCTTTTCATATTGATTGTGCCGCCAGCAAACATATTAATGTCTTTGTCTGCGTGTAGATTAATTGTGCCTTGTGTGCGAACATTAACTGAGTTTGTGGCGTACACATCAATTGTGCCTTCTTGTCCAAATTCTAACCAGGCTTGGCCATTGGCATGAATGATGTAGAAAAAGTTGCCGTCGTCACTCATGGTGATTTGATGTCCGCCGGCAGTGCGAATTCGTACTAACTGATCGTTGCCTTCCAAGTTGCCATCGTCAAGCACAATGCTGTGACCGCCTTGGCGACCAATTATAGTGACGTCTGCGGCAGAGATTGATCCGGCCGTAATGCGGTCCTTAATTTTAGATTCAGTTAATCCACCTTGGTACACAGCTCGACCCGGGGTGCTTACTCCGAACACAGCACTGGGACTTTCTCGTTGACTGGTTGATCCTATAGGTCCACGCTGTGGATCGCCAAGTGTGCCTTGCTGGAACATTTCTGCGGCTAGAAAACTGTGTACTGGCTTTGGTTGATTAAAAAACTGTGGGTTATCATCAATTTTAGAATTGTTTGGATTGATTTCAGTTACTGGCAACACTGTGGCGCCATTGTAATAGCTTTTTTGATCGCTGTTTTGCAGGTCAAACGCCTTGCTTGATCCAATTGCAGGAACCATATGCGTTATGCCTTGATCAGGAATACACCCTATGTAATATCCAAGGCTGGGGTCGCCGCTGGCAAAAACACATAATACACTGACTCCAACATCGGGTGGTGTAAACCACATGCCGTAACTTTGCGGATTACCATCAAGGTATCCGCCAACACTGTCAGTGTCACCTTTTTTACCGGGCCTCGGAGGAGTTGCGCCGTAAAATGGTGGACAATAACTCACTGTGGTCCATGCTGTTTTATCGTCAGGGTTTCCACCAGCAAACTGTTCAATGTAAACTTGTAAACGGCCTTGTCTGGTAGGGTCCACGTTGTTTTTTACTATCCCAATGAATGGTCCAAACTGCGAGGTCATGCCGCCACGGTCAAGTTTATAATTTGGCGCAGTGCCATTGGTTCTGATAATATTATCTGCCATTATGTATCTCTATTGATTGGTTGAACTGGCACAACACTGCCTGTGCCATTGGCACTAAAACTTTGTCTTGCCGCATCTAACGCTGCCTGTGGTGTTGCTCCAGACCTACGGGCACTTATATATGCTTGACTAGACTGCAGTTGTGTGAGACTTGGATTGGTGGTTTGCGGCGGATTTAACAACTGTTGTGTTCCTTTTGCTATTGCCGATGTTGGCTGGTTGGTTGTGACACTGGTGGCACCAAGTGGAGGCGGAGTACGAACTGCTGTTGCCATGGCCGATGGACGCACACCAGCATCAGCGTTTTGTCTTGCCAGTCTGGCAGTTTCAGCGTTGGTTTGATTGGAATCTGCAACAGCCGGTTGTGCAGTAAGGTCAACTAGATCAATAAAAATTCCCTTAATGTCTTGTGTAAACTTGCCTTTGCTGAATTTGCTAACCACTTCTGATGCTTTGTATGTGTACACTGCCTGTGGATTTTCTGACACATTAGGGTTGGCCAGGCCAGTGCCAGTCAAGTCATAATCCACGCCGGGGTTCCATTGTATATCAAACACAATTTCTTGTGCGTCATAGTTGATTGATCCATCTGGATTAAACGGATCAAAATTAAAACTTGCCGCATCAAGAGAGTGAGCCAGTTCGCCCTGTTGTATCCATGCTGGATCGCCAACAATGGTTAAATTGGCCTCACCAAGGTCTGCTTTATTATACAAATAATCAGCAGCCGATGCACCCACTGAATTGGCATTTTTTTCAGCGCCTTGACTGTTGCTGTCAGACACTGCTGCCTGATACTCGCGGCGCGGCCTTATAAGAGTATTGGCAGCTATCCTGGTGGTTGTTAATTCATTTGGGTTGGTAAATGTTGTTCCGTATAAACTGTTGAACTTTTGCTCAAATGACAACACCTGTGTGTTTTGTCCAGTGAACCAGTACTTGTAACTTTTGTGGCGGCCTCGTATATTACATTCTGGAAAATATTCGCTTTGCATGCTGTTTATAGGATACGCAGAAATTACATATTTGATATTTTGTGCGTATGCATCACGTTTTTTATCAAATGGCTCTATTGGAGTGGCACCTACAGAAATTTTGTACCATACTAAATTTCCCAATGGCTTTTGTTGTTTGGTTAACCCACTTACTTGATCAACAAATGCTCTGGCCTGGTCAGCAATGTATGAGCTGTTTTTTAATATCTCATCCATAATCACTAGAATTGGCGTGCCTGCTGCAAAAATCTGTGTTCTAAAATCGTAGGCAACTGAGTTACTTTCGGGATTAACTCGGTCAGCTGGATTCTTTGATTGTTGCATTGGTACTTTTGCTTTGTCGGCTTTACCAAATTTAGTAACACGAGCGTCGCCCAATGATGCCGGGGCAAATTCTACACTGTACCGGTTTGCAACTTCCCATACGCCATTTTTGATCAACTCAGCTTCTTGTGCGTTTAGACTTTCCATCAGTCCTTGTGCAAGATTTTTGCTGACACTGGGGGCTGCGTTGGCCTTGGGCGGTGCTTGTCTAGTTGCTTTATTGGTAGTTGACCTAGGGTCGCTGGCCGCAGTTCTTCTTCCAGACGAATCTAGAGTTCTGACTCCTTGATTGGCAATGGATTGATTAAATGTTTGTGCAAATCGGCCGCTGGCAGCAGCAGCTTGATCTCGCGGGCTGCCGTTCTCTGCTATAATTCGTAATTCTTCTGGAGTAAGTTGAAATCCTGTGGCCATGTTATGCTCCTGCTCCTAAGCTGTTGATGGTTCCACCACCTAGCTCTTGATTAGGCGTTCCGTCGATTATCAGAGTCTGTGGGGTAGTAGTTGATGCTCTTCCATCATCTGGTGATACTTCTACCGGTCCAGCACCTTTGGTCATTAGATCTTTTACCGTGGCACCAGAAACTTCAATTTTTTCTTTGATTACACCTAGGTTTGAACCAAACCCAATGTCATAAGGAGTTCCGACTGCTGTGACTTGATATTCAACCAGCTTGTTAGACACAGTAAATTCAATATTGCTCAATTTAAAAGGTATAATTTTTTCCACAACAGCGTTGTTATTATCCCCATTGCGGGCCTGTACAATTTTTCCAGTTTCGTCGTATCCATAGAATCTTATGATCAATGCGTAGTATGCGTCGCTGTAAGTGGCGTTAGTGTCAGGATACAATTGTTTTACTGCTTTGTACAGATTGTTGATCAATGTTATGTTTGCCGGTTCAGTCACTGTGAACTTTAGGCTGCCTACATTATTTGCTCTGCCGGCACCTTTGCCAACTATGGAACTTGTTAGTTCAACGTTATCAAGATAATAATCCAATCCAAAAAATGGATTGCGGCCTATTGCAGCCGCGGGACCGGTATAGGTGGTTGATCTAGGATCGCTGGCCGCATTTCTTCTTCCGGACGCATCAATAAGGTCTGGTTGTACCGCTGGTGCGCCACCGCTCTGCATCAGTAGATTGTACTGACTTATTGACGGTTTGGCACTGGTTTGTAACTTAGTATACTGTTCTGGTGTCAGTATGTACCAGCCAATGTTGTAGGTATAGCTGGCGTACTGATCCAACACATTGTCCTTGGGCTCAAATGGTTTATTGCCAACAGTGTCAAGAATTTGTTTTGTGTTGGCCCGTGATGCACCATCTTCTCCTGTGGCGGCTGCACCTGGTTCTCCTCCAGGACGACCTTCTGACGGGGTGTTAGCGCCAGGAGGAAGTGGAGGCGGAACGCTTTGTGTCTGTGTTAGAGTCTTTACAGGAGGGTTGGTTCCGGTTTCAGTGTTTTGTGCCAGTGTGGCAGCTTCGGTGGTGGTTAACCGACCGGTGCTGGCAGGTGGTGTTGGGGGATTCTGTGTAGCACCATCTGCAGATTCTTTTACTTCGGCTGTAGCAGTGGGACCAGATGCTTGTTTTGCATCAAACTCTGCTTTTTGCTGTGCTCTATACAGATCATTTTCAAGAGTTCGAATTTTTGCTTGTTCGGCTGCCAGTGCTTGTGCTGCCGGACCTGTTTGCAGTGCGTAAGCCTTATCTTCAAGTGCGCCAGCTTGTTCGCGTAGAAGTTTTGCTCCAGCTGGATCGCCACCTTGATATAGTCTTCCGGCGGTAGATATTAACTCAGCTTTTTCAGCGTTCAACACACCAACTTCACGCAGTACGGCGCCTTGGTTGGCCTCCAATTGGCCCAAGGTCGCACGGGCCGCTGCCAGTTGTTGTTCAATTTCTGCTGCTGTTGCCATAGTTTAAAATCCCAGTACTGTACGCAGTGTGCTCATCTTGGGCACGTAGATAAATGTGTCAATGACAAAGTCCAATGGTGGTTTTGTCAGTGTGTTGGGATTGCGTTGATAAAACACCCACCACAGGCCGCCGTTGTCATACAGGTCGAATGCCAACAGGTCTGGACGATACTGATATGTTTGATTGATTGTGAACGGCAGGTCATCACTTTGACTGGGTATTGGTCTATTCACCATGGTGTCCAAAAAGAACTGACTGTAACCTGTGGTGTAGTACGGACTGGTTGCGTTGTAGGTTGCCATTACCAGAATCCTCCTTTGAGTAGGTCGCCATTGGCATACTGTCGTAGACTGAACTGCTGGCTTTGTTGTTTACGGCTTTGAACCGGCAGCAGTGATATGGCTATGGTCATCTTTGTTGGCACATAGGTCGGGCTGTTTTGACCAAATGATGCTGGTGCTGGCGGTGTGTTCATTGCTCCTTTGGGCAATTTGGCAGCAGTTAATCGACCAATTGTAGTCAATGCTTGTCCCACAATGCCATTGCCCCAGGTTGTGCCAGGACCTGTGGCATTGGTACTTTGGCGTTTGTTAAGCATGTTACTGTTGGTGACGTTTTGACTGCGAGCACGTATGTAGTCTACGTCTGCAGGTAAGTCGTAAGTGAATGATTGAACTACGCAAGGATGTTCGTTGAACTGAAATTCTCCCAGGCCTGTGAGATAAACCAAAGGTGGCGGTGTGCCACGTTCGGGATCTTGTCCATAGAACATTTTTGTCACTGAACGGAAAAAGTGTATCACCGCCAACAGGTATTCGGCTTCCGCTGTGCTTTGTGCAGTAAACGGGCAACTCAGTGTGACCGGTTCAACTGCACTGCCTTGATAGTAGTAACCTTTGTAGTTGCTGTGTGTGAGATCATAACTTGAGTACGTGGCTTTGTACGTTGTGGCAATTGTAGGTGTATACGGAAATATCACGCCACCTTGCGCTGCCAACGGCTGCAATATTCCAGAGCCTCCTTGAGCATTGTACAAATAAGTGGAGCCTGGCGCTAGTCTTAGTTTGACACGCCAATCAGCGTTGTTGGGATTTCTACGCTGGTTGGCAATGGTGTTCTGTGCTCGTGCCTTGTCCAGTGTGCCTTGTTTGATAGCAGCATTGAGATTGTCACGTTCAGCTTCTTCGTCGGGATTGGCCGCAAAGTTAGGATTAGCAGTTTCGTTACCTATATTTGTATTAGGGTCAGATGCCAATGCCTGTGCATTTTGATTTCGTAACAGCTCAGCCTGACTTGGCCCATCGCTGCCTACATTTGTATTGGGATCTGATGCCAATGCCTGTGCATTTTGATTTCGTAACAGCTCGGCCTGACTTGGAACTTCACCACCTACATTTGTATTGGGATCTGAATTAGGGTCTACTGCTGGTTCTGGTGCAAATGCGCGGCCTTCTTGTGCGGCCAAGGCCGCTGCCTGTGCATCTTCTGTGGCTTGCAGTGCTTCATCTCCAACTGCACCCGGAGCTGTTGTTACATTGGCAGCGCCAACTGCGACTCCTATCTCTTGTTCTGTTTGTCGATTTATAACAGGGTCAGATCCGCCAGGCGATGCTACAGCAGTATCTGCTGAGGTAGTTCCTGAGGTGGTAGTTGTGGTTGTGGTTGTGGTGTTGGGTACTGTGGTAACTGTGGGTGTGCCGGGTGTTTTAGCATTATTTTGTTCATTTCTAAGTGCGGCACGTTCGTCAGTAAGCTGTTTGAATTTGGCGTCCTGGGCTGCTTGTTCTGCATCTGACAATAGCGGAAGACCTTGTTTTTCTCTGAAAAAGTTACTGGGATTGTCTTTGACAAATTGGTTAATTTCAGCTTGTTTTTCAGCAATTTTTGGTTGTATTGCCTCACTGGCTGCATTGGGAGTTCTGAGGCCAGAAGTAATTGTAGTGGACCCACCACCACTCACAGTTTCTGTACTGGTGGTGGTATAGTTGATTGGGGTTACTTTATTTGGCGGATTTTTGGCTTCTACCTGATAATCAACTTGTTCAAAGTTTGATTCACTTTGAAGTCCTCGATCAAATCTGTCAGATTCTGCCTGATCGGCAGCACTTGGTCTATCATAATCACGACCGGCAACTTTCTGGGATCCTTCTACAGGAGCGCCCATGGTGCCAGGATTGGGATTCGTTCCCCCAGGAGGATCAGGAAGATTTTTTCCAGTGATTACATAAGTTCCATCTCTAATTTGATCGCGGGATATTCCTGCTTGGGCAGCAGCGTCACCCGCACTCATTTGTTGACGAAGTTGATTGAATAGTGCTGCCTTTTTTGGATCGTAACCTGGGGTAGTTGCCATATCTTTTTCCTATACAATATTTATCGCGTAAATAAACTGGCCACATAATGATAAAGGTTGACAACGCAGTAAAAAGTGTTATAATAAATACATTACGAGGAGACACTGCCTGTGGCAACATCTAAACGAACGGCATCCACCCTGGATCCGTCAAAATCAATATCATCAACCCCCACTGCACCAAAAGTAAACTATCTCAACAACAGAGACATTCTCAAAGAGATACACGCCAGTAAAAACACCTACTGCTACTATAGGGATCCTACTGTAGACAGCCAATACGACATTATTTTGCCCAGTTTGGACCGGATTAACCAGCGTACCATAGCCGAAGCCCGACGCAATCGCGCTGATCGACTCAAGCGCGAAGGCACCATTGTGGACCCTGTGAAGATTCCCAATACAGAACTAGTGTTCCGTATCACGTGCTGGGATCATATCCCAATGGCAGAAAAAAAGATTCCAAAATCCGCACAAAAGAAGAAACAGAAAATTGAAGACCTGCTGGAGTTTGAAGACGAACCCATTGACGATTCCCTGGACGACTTGCTGGATGACGTGGTGCTGAACCCGGTACGTCAGCGACTGAACTTTCCGCCATTTGAACACTGGCGTGTGGACGAAAACAAAGAACGGTTCCGTGTGGGTCGTAGTCACTGGCGGGGCGATTTAGAAACAGGCCACTTCAGTAAAGACCACGGCGACATGACACGTAAATTGGCACACATGTTTATGAAACTGTGCGAAAGATATGCTACCAGGAGTAATTGGCGTGGATACACCTACAACGAAGAAATGCGAGGACAGGCCTTGCTACAACTCAGTCAAATCGGACTCCAGTTCGATGAATCAAAATCGCAGAATCCTTTTGCGTATTATACTGCCGCTATCACTAACAGCTTTACTCGCATCCTTAATTTAGAAAAGAAAAGTCAGAACATCCGTGATGACATTTTAGAAATCAATGGACTGAGCCCTTCATGGACCAGACAAAATGCCGGAAAGGCCAGTATGGCCGCACTGAGTGGACCTGTTACCATTACCACTTACATTGTGGATAAACCTGTGGAAGAGTAATTATGAAAATCATTGTGTTAGGTAATACCAGTCAGGGATTCGCTGACTGGGTTCATGCAAATTTTATCAACGCCAAATTAGTGATTAATGACAATTACCAGAATGCTCTTGCCCACAGTGGAACATATTATACAGCATTGGGTGACTTAGAGTTTGCACAAATACGAACGTTAGCCGCTGATGCCGATAAAATAGTATGGTGCAACAATTTAACATGGGAATCAAAGGATAAAAATACACTTTCTGCTACCATAAGATTATTGAACCACTTGTCTCACAAACATTCAATTGAAAATTTTACTGGTGATACTCCTGACATATTTGTGCCTAAAATTACTCGAGAACACCAAAAATCAACACTTTGGACTTTTGGGTGTAGTACCACCGCAGGAGTGGGGTTGATCAATCCATCACAAGAGTGTTACGGAAAACTTGCGGCTGATTATTTTGATATGCCATGGCAAAATGTTGCCAGGTCTGGAAGCTCAACCCATTGGAGTTTAACTAATTTAATTCATGCGCCGTTACGGCCAGATGACTTTGTTATTTGGGGTACTACCGGTGCTGAAAGAATTCGACGTGTAGTTGGTCCAGAGGTACAAGAAATGACATTATCAAGAGGAGACAAGGAATCTGTTGAGTTCTACAACGACTACCAGATTAGTTTCAATCATCGAGATTTAATAAACATCGGTACTGCAATACTAAGAAATAAATGTAAATTTGTACTGGTTAGTTTGCTACAGAACGGACCGATTTGGGATGAGCTTCTGATGCATTTTAGTAAATTTCCCGAATGGTGTGGAGAGTTTGATACACGTAAGTTAGATTTAGGCACGGACAAAATACACATGGGCCCTTTGGCACACCAAGCTCTTGCAAAACAGATACGTGATCATGTATACTACATAAATGACTACTCTATTTAAAAAAGCAGCCGTTTTTACGGACATTCACTTTGGCTTGAAAAGCAACAGCACTCAACACAACGAGGACTGCTTGAACTTTGTGAAATGGGCCACTGCCAAGGCCCTGGCAGAAGGTTGCGAAACCTGTTTGTTCCTAGGCGACTGGCACAACAATCGATCAAGCCTGAACATTGTCACACTCAACTACAGTTTGCAAGCATTGGAGCATATGAATGCTAACTTTAATCGTGTGTTTTTTATTCCCGGCAATCATGACTTGTATTATCGCGACAAGCGTGATATTCAAAGCGTAGAGTGGGCAAGACATCTTCCAAATGTTACTATATGTAACGATTGGTTTAGTGATGGTGACGTAGTTATTGCTCCCTGGCTGTGTGGTGATGACTACAAGCGTATCCCTAAATTAAAAGGTCAGTACATGTTCGGGCACTTTGAACTGCCGGGTTACTTGATGAATGCCATGGTAGAAATGCCGGACCATGGAGAAGTACGCAGAGAAGACTTCACGAATTTTGAACATGTGTTTACCGGACACTTCCATAAACGACAAACCAAAAAGAACATTACCTATATTGGCAATTGCTTTCCACACAACTATGCCGACGCTGGTGACGACGAACGTGGCATGATGATTCTAGAGTGGGGTCAAGAGCCGGAGTTTCATGCATGGCCGGATCAACCAAGATATCGTGTGCTGGGTCTTAGCAATGTGATTGACAATGCTGCCACTGTGCTGGCAAAAGACATGCATGTTCGTGTGCAGTTGGACATTGAGATCAGTTACGAAGAAGCCAACTTCATCAAAGAAACCTATATCAAAGACTACGGACTGAGAGAAATGGCTCTTATTCCAAACAAAAATTCTGGTGTTGACACTGACATGGCGCCAGGAGAAGTAAAGTTTGAATCAGTAGATCAAATTGTCACAGATCAACTCACCAACATCGAGAGTGAGTTTTACGATAACAAACTGCTGTTGAAGATCTATCAAAATTTATGACTAACAAAATTAGGCGCCTTGATATAATGATTGCATATAGTTGCAATATTAGTTGTGCAGGGTGCATCAGCATCAGTGATATAAAACGATCTGGAATAGAACCATTTGACAACATATCTACAGCAATTCACAAATGGAAATCTGTTGTTGTCCCTGATGTAGTTGTGGTGTTTGGAGGCGAGCCTTGTTTGCACCCGAGACTTCAGGATGTTTGTGCCCTTATTCGACAGGCGTGGCCAGAAGCAATCATACGATTGATTACTAATGGCTATTTACTTGACAATTTTGACTCGTCCAAGTGGTTTGATTTTGCGCCGTTTGAATTTCAGGTTAGCATTCATAGACAAGACCACGAACCGGCAATAAACAAAAAAATAAAAAATATCGTCCGACATCGGCACCCTTGGACTGTTTCAAAACAAGGTGGTGCCAATCAGCATCGTCAGATTACCTGGAGACATAATAATTTTTCTATATACAAAAGTATATTCAGCGAATTTGTTGTGCCTTATAAAAAAACACAAGATCAATACTTGCCCTGGCACAGTGATCCTGCTCAAGCACACAAAATATGCGGCAGTCCGGCCACACCTATTTTATACAAAGGATTACTGTACAAGTGTCCTCCTGTGGCCAACATACTGGATATCACTGGTGACAATTGGTTTGATTATCATGCAGTCGACGTACACGATGACATAAAAGAGTTTGTGCAAAATATAGGTTGCCCGGAATCAGTGTGCGGACAATGCCCGGATCAAACACAGGCTGTGGTAATAAATCATTTTGACAAGGAGAATGTCATTGTCCGACACAAGAATATTAACTAGTGGTTGTGGAATAACTTTTAGCAATCAAAAACATAAAACATGGCCAAACATTTTACATCTAGCAGGCTGCACAGTCATTGATGTTGGCGGACCAGCGGTATCTAATCAATGGATTATCAACAAAACATTTTTAGGATTACAACAACACTCTGATGTAAAAACAGCAATAGTTCAACTGACCGGGTTGAAGAAATTAGACGTTGAAGTTGACTCAGAGAGAATCAATGTCTTGGTCAATCCTGATCCATTGCGTAACTTTGTTATAGATAAAAATTTACAAGTTAAGTCAGGGGATCAAATTGAAAACGCAGGCACATGGCCAAGCAGTGCTAGCACTCATCATGAATCAAAGAAACACTGGAATAAATGGCTATTCAGTCCTGCGTTAGAAAAAGAAGACTTGTATTGCAAACTTATGCTTCTGAATAGTTATTGCCAACAACATCACATTGGGTTACATGTGTATCAAGGGTATGATATACAATGGTCTGAACAGCAATTTTTAAATTTGCAAAAAATAATTAAAAATATAAATTCTAGTTGGTATAGTGAATATTTGATATCTTCCTATTATCAACAACACGACAAGCAAAATCAAAATTCTGTGCCATGTGTAGGTTATCAAATCGAGTTGGCTGAGATTGTTGGCAAAGAGTTATCATGCGATGTAGGAAAAAAATTAAAAAGAATTAAATCAGCATATGTTAAAACTTGATAAGACTTGTAAAAATCTTCTGTTGATTGACTATCCCAGTGGTGGATATGGATTCTACCTTGCTCGGTTAATCAACAGTTTTGTGACAAATGTGGTACAAACTGCCGATTTGTTTGAGTTTGACCAACTTGGAACCAGTCATCTGTTGCCATTGGTTGCTGGTGATATTCATCATGAACAGATTCGAAATCTATACAGTGTTGACAAGCGTTACCAACACGATATCGATCAACAAAAATATATCCTAATTCCTTATTGCCCCGGCATTCAGAATGATACTACAACAAATCTTGAAATTACTTTTCCAAATGCAAAAATTGTAAGACTGTGCTATTATGACAATACATGGCCATTGGTTTTTCAAAATTGTATTGTAAAGGCAGCAGGCGGCAGCCTTGATACAGAAGTAAAATTTAATTCTGAAATATTTGGAAGTCAGGACAACTGGGCACGTCGAGAAAATTTTAGTTTGCTTTTTGAAAATCATCACTATAGAAATATGTGGAAAGAGTATGACCATGCTAGATTTTTAAACATTGATATATTTGAATTGCTAACCAATCCTTATTGTTGCCTTTCCAATGTAGCAAATTTTATCAATGGTTCCATTCACCATTTTGATAGTCTACTAGACAAACATCAGCAATTTCTAGATTCTAATCCAAATACAACAACGCATTTAGAAATTTTACGCATTGTTGATTCTCTAAACATCAAACAAGACCTAATGCACATAGAACATCTGTGCCATCAAGCAGTAATAAATTTTTATATTCAAACAAAATTTAATTTTGTCATTCCGGCAAATGATTATGCTAACTGGTTTACAAATACCAAAGAAATTGTTATAATGTTAAAGGACCACGGAGTAAACATTGATTCAAATTAAAAATCTCACTGTCAAAAACTTTATGAGTGTGGGTAACGCTACTCAAGGAATCGATTTTGACCGCAATGACCTTACACTGGTGTTAGGCGAAAACTTAGACCTAGGCGGCGACGGGTCACGCAACGGTACAGGAAAAACTACTATCATTAATGCCCTAAGTTATGCATTGTACGGGCAGGCCTTGAGTAATATACGTAAAGATAATCTTGTAAACAAAACCAACAGCAAGAACATGTTGGTCAGTTTGGACTTTGCGGTAAACGGTCAAGAGTACCGAATTGAACGCGGGCGCAAACCCAATGTGTTGAGATTTTATGTCAACAATGAAGCACAAGTGTCCACAGACGAAGCACAGGGTGACAGTCGCGAAACACAAGATGCCATTGAACGTGTGATGAATATGAGCCACGACATGTTCAAACATGTACTGGCATTGAACACTTATACCGAAACATTCTTGAGTTTAAAAGCCAATGACCAGCGCAATATTATTGAGCAGTTGTTGGGCATCACCTTGCTTTCTGAACGTGCAGACGCTATCAAGGAACTCAACCGACAGACCAAAGACAGCATTAGTCAAGAAGAATTTCGTATCCGTGCAGAACAAGAAGCCAACAAACGCATTGAAGAACAGATCGAAAGTTTGAAACGTAGACAAGTGCTTTGGCAGAAGAAATACGACAGTGATGTAGCGTATTTGGTGGCACAATATGATGATCTAGCAAAGATTGACATCGAAGTAGAATTACTGGCTCACAAAGATCTAGCAGTTTGGGCCACAAGGAAACAACAACAAGATGCGTATACTGCGCTGGTTGGTCGACAAACTGCTTGGCGACAAAAACAACACAAAGACATTGGTGAGTTAGAACTAACTTACACCAATCTCAGCCATATTGATATTGTGGCAGAATTACAAGCACACGTAGACTTGGCAACATATACACAACGAGCCAAAGACATCGCCGATCTTGAAAAACTGATTGCTAGGTGCGTTGCCGACGAAGCCCGCGAACAAAAAGTAATTGATAAACTCAAAATTGAAATTGAAGAATTAAAAAATCACAAGTGTTATGCATGTGGTCAAGACTTTCATGATGATAATCACGAAACAGTATTGGTCACAAAACAAAAAGCCCTACAAGAGGCCGCACTGCAAGCTGTGTCTACCAATGGTCAGTGGATGGAAAATACCGATGCATTGGCTGCATTAGGTGTGTTGGGTACAAAACCCACTACACACTACCGAACAGAGACAGAAGCAATTCGACATTCTGGTGAGCTAGAAAACATTCAACACAAGATTGATGCCAAACGTGCTGAAACAGATCCTTATGCCGAACAACTGGCAGAGCACACACCTGTAGAAGTTGGCACACAACCTGTCACACACTACGATACAGAAGCACAAGCTGTTGATCATCGTAGTCGCATGAACACTCTACTGACACAGATTGCTACCAAAGGTGAAGAGAAGGATCCGTACACAGAACAAATTACGGAAATGCAACAACAAGCATTGCAAACTGTAAGCTACGATGCACTTAATGATCTTACACGACTACAAGAACATCAAGACTTCTTACTTAAACTGTTGACGTCAAAAGATTCGTTTGTACGTAAAAAGATTATTGATCAGAACTTGAGTTACTTGAACGCACGGCTAACACACTACTTGGATCGTATTGGCTTGCCGCACACTGTGAAGTTTCAAAACGATCTGAGTGTGATGATTGAGGAACTGGGTCGTGAACTGGACTTTGACAACTTATCACGCGGTGAACGTAACAGATTAATACTAAGTATGAGTTGGGCATTCCGTGATGTGTGGGAAAGTTTATACTCACCCATCAACTTGTTGTTTATCGACGAGCTTATTGACAACGGATTAGACACGCAAGGTGTAGAAAATGCATTGGCATTGCTTAAGAAGATGAGTCGCGAACGTCACAAGAGTATCTGGCTTGTGTCACACAGAGATGAACTAGCTGGGCGTGTAGAAAACATCCTGAAAGTTGTAAAAGAGAATGGCTTTACTAGCTATAACACAGATATAGAAGTAGCATGACTGATGTTTTAATTTTAAGTATACCGCGGTTGAGTGCCACTCGTCCTCAAAGTGCCTGTGGCATACTCAAATCAATTTGCAATCGTGCAGGCGTCACTTCACAAGTTTTTGATATTAATTTGGACTTTTATCAAAATTTTAAATCTTCTAATCCGTCAACTGCCGATGCCATTGATCAATATTGGATACAATGGAACAAAAATCTGTTACCTGAGGAAAAAACAACTTACTCTAGTTGGTTGCAATCATGGGTTGAAAAATTAATAGCGTTTGATTGCAAGATCATTGCAGTAAGTGTATTCAGCTGGGAAAGTCAACGATTTTGTCTTGACTTTTTTCCATTGTTGCGTAAAAATTTCACAGGCACAATCATTGTGGGCGGTCAAGGTCTTATCAATGAACAAAACGGTAGCTTTAGTACCAAGATGCATTTTGCACACAAGTTAAAAAATCAAGGACTAATTGATCATTGGATTGCTGGAGAGGCCGAAAACAGTTTTTACAATTTTTTAACTGGTAGCAATGTACCTGGATTAGATAGTGATGTGTTGGTAAATGATGTTGATCTTGATATTAACAACACTGCAGATTATAGTGACTTTGCAATAGAACAATATGTAACTGCGTATCCTGGCGGAGTGTTGCCAATTGAAAGCAGTCGTGGATGTGTTAGAAGCTGTGCGTTTTGTGACATCCCCACACATGCTGGAGGATATAGATACAAAAACGGAAAGGTACTGGCCAATGAAATGATTGGCTATTACCAACAGTATGGAGTGCGTAACTTTTATTTTAACGATGCGTTGATGAACGGCAGCGTTAAAGATTTTAAACTGTTTTTGAACTGCATCATTGAGTTTTATCAACAGAACAATTTACCTGACAGATTCTTTACATTCAGTGGTTATTGGATTGTGCGAAGTGAAACTCAATTCAAAGAACATAATTTTGAACTGCTGAGTCGTGCTGGCGGAGAAATGTTTGAGACTGGAGTCGAAACTGGTAGCGAACGTTTGCGAAACATCATGAACAAGGGATTTTCAAACGCAGATCTTGAGTTTAACATACAGCAGTTCAGCAAATACAAAATGAAATTCTTCTTGTTGTTGCTGGTAGGGTTCCCAAATGAAACACAAGCCGACTTTGAAGAGACCAAGAATTTGCTACGACGCTGGCAGAAATATGTTGCACTAGGGACTATCATTGGGTGCAACTTGGGCACAGGATTGACAGTAGAACAAGGGACGCCTATGTTTGATAACCCTGCAAAATTTAACATTGTTCCAATCAAGGGCGACATAGCCAAAGGCATCAATTGGACTTGTACCACAACACCCGAACTTGACTATGCAGAACGGGTGCGTCGACGCATTGAACTGCACAAGTTGGCCGAAGATCTGGGATATACTATCTGGAAAGGCGATGATCACTTGAGTATTATCAAAGATCGATATCTCACGGAGTTGGCCAATGTCTGAATTTTTGTTTGAGTTTGATTACAATGATTACTTTGGTATTCCTACAGTTAAAATCTTTATTGATCAACAATGCTTGTATCAAGACACAGTGAAAAAACAAATTGTTGTAGCCGCAGAGTTATTGCCGGGTACCCACACATTAACTATAGAACATTTTGGTAAGCATGCCTGGGAACATCAGAATGCCGAACATGATCGTCATATTGAATTAAAATCTATTGTGGTTGACGGAGTAGATTTAGATCATCACGAACATTGCATGCTGACGCATCAAGGACGCTGGTACCCAGATTACAGTTCGGAGTATATTACGCCATGTCATTGGTTGGGCAACAACGGTACATGGATTTTGAATTTTGATGCGCCAGTGTTGAATTGGATTATTAAAACAATCAATCCTGCAGGTGTAAGTCCAGAAAAAACACTGGATCGCAGTGGTAATGATACACTCAAAGACACTTTGGACTTTTTTAAAATAAATGTTTGATTATAAAACTATCGACGAGTATCAGATAGAGATCACCAGCTATTGTAATGCTGCCTGTCCTCAGTGTCCTCGCAATCTCAACGGACATGGTATCAATCCTTACATGCCGTTAACACACTTATCACGTGAAGTAATTGACCGTGCGTTTTCTGAAGAATTGTGCAGTAGATTACGTCAAGTATTCTTTTGCGGCAGCTATGGCGATCCCATCATGCATCCAGACTTTTTAGATATACTACGTGACTTTAGAAAGAAAGCCCCCACACTTTGGTTATACTTCCATACCAATGGTGGAGTACACGATCCTGATTACTGGGCAGAAGTTGCTGGTATTATGAACGGCTACGGACAAATTGACTTTGGTATTGACGGACTAGAAGATACTTTACATTTGTATAGAAAAAATGTAAAATACAACAAAGTTATTGAAAACGCAGCGGCGTTTATAAATGCTGGCGGACGAGCGCAATGGAACTATATTGTATTCAAACACAACGAGCATCAAGTTGAGCAGGCCAAACAACTGGCCAGCAATATGAAATTTTTTAACATACTAATTCGAAACACTGGCAGATTTTTAAATCACGCCACCCTGGAAGAAATGCCTGTGTGGCCAGTGGCCAAAAGTGACTATGTACTTGAACCACCCAGTGATACACAGTACAAGAATCGCAGTATGAAATTTTTGCCTGAGTTAAAAAAACAACAGAACTACTTTGCTACTACTACCATCAAATGTGATGCCTTGCAAGGACGCAAAGTAGCTATCAACGCCGAAGGTGTTGTATTACCATGCAACTTTTTCAATCACAATTTGTATGATGCAAGATTTTATGATGGGTCAATGCCCGGAGCAAATGCACTAAGTCAACCTGGTGGTCGCAATCAAGTACGAGACTTTTTGTTGTGTTACGGATTAGATAATCTCAACATTCATAACAATAGCCTTGAAGGTGTTTTTGAAAATCCCATGTGGAGTGATTTAGTTGAATCGTTTACTCATGATCGATTGTTTGAATGTGCCATGACATGCGGTGAAAAATTTACAAAAGTTTGGGATCAAGGAGGAAGCAAAAGATGAAAATGTTAGTAACAGGCGGTAACCGAGGGCTGGGACTACACCTAATAGAAACGTTTAGTGGAACTAGTATTAGTCGTGCGCAAGGTTACGACATTACAAAACATGTCAAAGAGATTGCAGAAATAAGTTTAGACTTTGATGTGTTTGTCAACAATGCGTTTGACGGACCTCCACAAGAAGACTGGGCCAATTTTGCACAGATACAAATATACATGGCAGTATACGATGCCTGGAAAACAGCAGGAAAAACTGGCTATATCATTAACATTGGCAGTACAGGTGGCAAAAGTATTGTTGCTCCAGAACCTCGCTTTGAAACATATAGGATTAGTAAGGCAGCACTAGAACACGCAAGCAAACAAGGCACTCAGGCATTTAAACAAAACATTGTACCATTTAAAACAACACTCATTACACTAGATAGGCTAGACACAGAACTTAGTCGTGGCCGTTCCAATTGGACAGGCAACGGCGTTAATTTAAACGATATCAGCGACTTCATAACATACGCTACCGCAGTCGGTTCAAATACTGTGGTAGAAGAGGCAACTTTTTACGTGAACTTTGATCATAAGGCATAACTATACAGCAAGGATAAATCGCAACAATACATGACATGGCTATATCAAGATACCCCAATTGAGACATTGCCCGAAGAGTGTGTTGGATTTGTTTACTTGATTACAAATAATCTCACTGGTCGCAAGTACATAGGCAAAAAATTAGCAAAATTCAGCAAAACAACTTACAAAACTGTAAAACAAAAGAATGGCATCAAGAAGAAGAAAAAGATACGATCAAAAGTCGATTCAGACTGGAGAGAGTACTATGGGTCAAGCCCAGAATTGACTTCGGACATCGAAAAACTAGGCACCAAAAACTTCACCAGAGAAATACTTTATTATTGCAACTCCAAATCAGAATGCAGTTATGTTGAGGCAAGAGAACAATTCGCAAGACAAGTATTGGAATCACAAGATTATTACAACGGCCATATTCAAGTTCGTGTGCATGGCTCACACATTATAAACAAAATTTAACAGGCAACAATTACGACACTGTGCTAGATGTTTGATCTAGCCCCATTGAAGAACGGTGCAATACCCGGTCCGGACTTGGGCGTCAAAGGCAATTGCTAACTTAAGGCAACAAATGGTCGGGGCTATGTGAAAAAGATACAACCCCAGCTCGTAGAACTTGGATCTATATCGGGTTACTAGGGTTCCGTTGATATGTGAAGCTTGAGTAGGGGGTACCGGTCAACCGCCTCCGCGTAGGAAACTACAATCTCATTATGATAGATGACTGCTATACTCAGATAATGGCGTTTTTTGTTCACCGTGCATACGGTGAACTATGACCACGTAATCTAGATAATAGCTTAAATCGCTTCGCTCAAGAATTAAAAAAACATTGATGAGCGACAGCGAAATCAATTGAACTTCGCAGAAGTTCTTACACAGTTACACCAAGTTCAAGTAGTTTAGCAATAAAAAACTTTTCTCCCGCCGATACTGATTCTTTCCATGAATCATGCGCATGATTGTCTGCTTGATCTGTGATGTACTTAAAACAACCAAACTCAATCTTATTACGTATACAGGCCTTTGCGATTGAATATGCTTCCATGTCAACGAGATCTGCTGGGATAGTAAGAACTGGATTCATTACAAAGTTATCGCCGGTACTGCATGTAAGTCCATGAGTTCCAGTACTCAAAATGATATCATCTTCGAACGGGGTTTGTCCATCTGCACAGCCCAGGGCCTGACAAGTGATATCTCGTTGTACAAACTGAGTACATTCGTGCAGGCCAGGCCCTGCAGTTATGCCGCCGGCTGTTCCTATATTAATAACACGGTCTGGCTGATATCGTTCAATAATATGAGCGGCAGTTAATGCCGCATTTACCTTGCCAACCCCGGTATAAAACACATTCATCATGTGCCGTAGGTTAGGAGCCTCACTGGGCAATGCAATCAACACTACTGTTTTCATACAAACGTGTCAGGCCAGTCCCGAAACAGTGCATGTTGTATGGTTCCTGAAACAAATTGATTGAATGATTTGTGTTTGGTTTCTAGTTCGCCTTCAAGCGGAGCAACACGTCGAAACGCTTCATCCATTTGGGCCATATCTCGAAACTCCATCAAGATCATCCATTCAGGCATGTCTGCAATGCTACGGAAACCCATCTTGCATCGAGTGATACGATAGTCTTGCATTTTGCCTTCTGATTTCAAATGATCAAAGAAACTTTTCATGCCGTTGACCCAGTCTAGGTCCGAGATGTCGCCTTCTTTGTCTGCCCAAATTGTGTATAAGTCTGCCATGTTATAGTGGTCCTAGTATTTCAAAACCTTCAAGGTCTTGTTTGTACAGATGCGCTTGATCCAGATACAAATACTGGAATCCACGGTCTCTGTAGATTGCACATTCTGTTTGTAAACTTGAGATTCCCAGACGTAGTCGAGGTTTCCGGTAGTTCCAGGCAAACTGTGCGGCTAATAAATTTCGATCATCGTAACGTTTCATCATGGAAAACGCCACTAGCTCACCTGCATCTCTGTAGCCAATGAGATCCATGCCAGGTTCAGTAAACTGACTAGCAAACAGTGGCATCACACTGCCAAAGTGTTTGTAGATACAGTAGGTTCTGTAGATGTCTTGCAGTTCGGCAATATCGGGCTCAGTGATGTAGAACCAATCAACACAGGGCTGATATGTTGTTCGTTCTAGATTGATTCTGGCAAACTGGTAAGTCATAATCTGGGATCTTTCCTATGCTGAAACAGTGCTGTGAGGTAGTCTTCGGGCCATGAGTCGTAGAAACCTTTTGCAGCCATTTGCTGTGCTTTGGTGTTGAGATCGCTTAGACTTTGTACCAGTGCCAGTGCGTATGTGCCTTGATTCATTGACACGCCGTTGACTATTTCTGCATCAGCAGGATGATCCTCCAACACCAGTATGTCTGCTGTGAGCAAAAACTCACGATTGGCCTGATCCAGGCTGGACGCAAACAGCTCGTGTGGCCATTCCACTGGATCGTATGCGTACACAATCACTTCCTTGTTGCCCATGCCATAACGTGCTCTGTTTTTGAGATCGTAGTAGGGATCTGCACCGATATACACTGAGTAACTGCGTTTCAATCGTGCGGACCGTGCATAAGGACAGGGAGGAAATCCGCCCAGCGCAGGATGCGGAACTTCTACAAAGTTCTGAATCCACTGTTCAATATCCTGAGTGACTTGATCTATGTTCAGCATGATGTTTTAGAAAAATGGCAGTCCTGATTTTTTAGTGGTTTCTAAATTGTCTTTGATGATTTCACTCACAGCATTGCGCTCATCTACACTGAGATTCAGTGCAGCCTCATAGGACAGGCCACCTCGCATGTACCATACCATTTTCAATGCTTCTGATTTTATTAGTTTGGCCTCTTTGTCTAACTGTTCGACCCATTTGGAAATTTGGTCAGAGTCCAGTACTAGGAGGCGTCCGCGAAAAAACTTGTCATGTCCAAGGTAATAGCCTGCTGATATTCTTCAGTGCATTCACTGCACACAATCTTCAGTGGCTGTATCTCTGCACCTAATTTTGCTTCAACAACATGATCTCTAATTTTACCAAACAGTCGTCGATCGCAATTTTTTAGCATGTCTTCAATGAACTCGGGTTCACTTACTAACGCTGCCGGAGTTTTAACTGCGGCAATGCTTTGTGCCAAAGCACCCACAGTAATTTCTGTAATTTTCATCAATGCTGTACTGAGTGCAGACATTCTTTGTTCATCGGGCATGTCAGTACCGGGTAAAACTTGTAGTATTTTTTGTTCTTCAAACTGTCGTTGATTATTCTCGTTGAGATTTCGATATGTCATTGGCTTAAAGTATATCTCTAAATCACCGTCAGTGACGGATTTTGAATAATCTGGTGCCTTCATATTTTCAAGTAGATTGCGTAAATCAATTCCGTAATCCGCTTCGTGGGTGCAGTGTGGGCAAGTGGTTGAAATTTCCATTGTGGTTCCGTAACTGGCCATACGTATTGCAACCAAAATAGTATCAATGTCCATGGCAGGAATGCTCCAGGGATCTCGAATAGCAGGAATACAACTTTTAATAACATTAACCACAGCGTTGCCGTTGAACAGTGCATCAGGCGTACGATATGTAATTTCGTCAATTGCTGTCATTGGATAAACCGGCAATTCCTGATTGGCCGGCATCACAATTGAGCCATCTGCATAGTATTTTCCGCCGCTGGGCAATTTAACATACACAGCCGGCTGTCTGAAATATTGTGTTAATGGGTTATTTGACATGATTTTTTCCTAGGTAAATATAGTTATGGCAACCGAGTATACCCCACAAGAAATTGCAGAAATTAACGCACAGGCCGCGGAAGAAATAAAACGGCTCGGATATGTATCTGCTGAAACCAAAATAGCCATGGCAGACGCTGCCACTGGAGTCAAAGGGTTTACTGCGTCAATAAACAAATTAGGATCTTCTGCACTGGGTATGGGCAAATCACTTGCCTCTGGCCAATCCAGCTCAGATGCATTTAATAAATCCATGATTGGCTCAGCCGATGCTCTGAGCAATCTAGTAGGATTAATTCCAGGAGTTGGCATTGCTGTTAAACTAGCAACCAAAGTGATACTCCAAGGTGGTGCCCGCTATGTTGCCGCAGTAAAAGAACAGTCAGACCAATTACTTAAAGGTTACAAAGACATTGCTAACGCTGGCGCTCAGACTGCCGCCGGCATGTCAGGCGTTTATGACAATTTGAAACGCATGAATTACGATGCGGCAAAAGAAATGGGCGAGTTTACTGCTCTTGTTGCTGAGAACTCGCAAACATTGGCCATGTTTGGCAAAACAGTAGGAGGCGGACTTACTGAAGTAGCTAAAATATCACAGGTACTGACCAATGGTGATGTTGGTGCAGAGTTTGCTGCCATGGGTCTATCCATCAATGAGATCAACAAGGGCATTGTAAGCTACACAAAAATGCAGATGCTCACAGGTTCACGCCTGAAAATGTCTGCTCAAGAGCAAACTGCAGCCGCTGCCGCATATATCAAGGAAGTTGATTTACTAGCAAAAGTAACTGGCAGAAATAGACAACAACAAGAATCCGACAAGGAATCAGCTCAAACAGAAGAACGCTTTGCTGCTTTCACAGCCAAGTTAGAAGATAGAATAGCTGCCGGCGGCCCAGATGCCGACGTTGCTAAAAAGCAATTAGAACAAGCTAATCTGGTACAAAGCTACTCAGCAAATCTGGATCCAGCCATTCGAAAAGGTATGTTAAATTCGGTCACTGGCACGTTTAACAGTCCAGAAGTACAAAAGCTCATGCGATCAGCGCCTGAGGCACAACGAATGCTGGCCAGTGGAATGTTTGACGCAAGCGAAGTTTTTTCAACAATGGTCCAGGGGTTTGAAAAGGATAGAAAAGGCGCAATCGGCCGTGCTTCTATAGGTGTTCAAGATCAATATGGTATTTCCCTCAAAGCCCAAAATCAAGCAACTGCTATGCAGAAAGCAGGAACGTTGGGTGAAAAAGTTGATGCTGGCAAAACAGCACAAGCTGTAGATGACAACATAACAAAAAACAGAGTAAAGCAAGAACAGAATGATCGTCAGATCACTGCTAGACAGCAAGATGCGCTTCAGGTAGGCATGGGTGCTGTTACAACCGGTATGAGCGCATTGACCGGGGCTACTGATTCAGCAACCGCAGCCTTGGAAAGTCTAGCTGGCTTTGCAGGCGTCAAAAATAATCGTGGTGCACCGGTAGGATCTGCACCTGCTCCTGCTTCGGCAGCACCAGCGGCAGCTAGACCAGCACCAGCGGCAGCACCATCAGCGGCACCTGCGGCACCAGCGGCAGCTAGACCAGCACCATCAGCGGCACCTGCGGCACCAGCGGCAGCTAGACCAGCACCATCAGCGGCAGCACCTGCTAAACAAGGCGCTGTTACCGGCACAGATGGCCAGGGCGCAGAAAAAACTGGATCTAATGCTGCACCGCCTCCAGCAAAATTAAAAACTGCATCTAAAACTAGTGGTATGAGTGAAGATGAAATCAAGAAAATGATTATTGCCCACGAAGGTATACGTAACAAGCCTTACAAAGACAGTTTGGGGTTGTGGACTGTGGGAGTAGGGCATCTAATAGGTGATGGAAAATCTTTACCTCCTGAATGGAACAGAGAATTTTCCCAAGAAGAAATAATGAAAATGTTTGAGGATGATTATGCTCATCACAGACTAGCCGCACAGAAAATTCCAGGATTTGGTAAACTTGGTACCTCTGGGCAAGGTGCGTTAACTGATTTAACTTTTAATATGGGACCAAGTTGGATTCAAAAATGGCCCAAGCTAAAAGAACAATTGGCTAATTCGGATCTTGCAGGTGCTGCATCTAATCTAGAAGGCAGCAAGTGGTATGGACAGGTAAAAAGTCGAGGCCCAACCATAGTGGGCCTGTTAAAAGATTCTGCAATCACAGCAGAAGCAGGCGGAGTATTTTCGGGACCAAACTCTGGATACCCTGCTACGCTACATGGCGACGAAGCAGTCATACCATTGAACAACGGCGGCGGAAACTTTGTACAAATGTTTGAAGATATGGCAAATTCAAATAGAGCAATGGTTGGAATGATGCAAGAAATGGTCAGAGCACAACGAAGTTCAGTTGATGTACAAACCAAGATATTGAAGTATGCACAGTGATCACGGTAAATATTGCTGTGTGCAAAAAGGAACAATTAAATGGCTGAAATGGAAAATGGTCGTAAGCGCGGGTGGATGAAGTACTTCAAAGTGGCCGCAGGTGACGCCAATGGCCAACTGAGTCCCATCTCTGGGCGTAATCAGTCTGGTCTACCCGGCTACGATCGTCAAAACGGCTACACTGGCAACACCGGAACAGGCAATGATTTTGCATTTCGTAACTATGCCAGCAGACTGCCGGAAGTGTACTCAGGCCATCCCAATCGTGTTGAACGTTATAATCAGTATGAAAATATGGATCTTGATTCGGAAATCAATGCATGCTTGGACATCATTGCCGAGTTCAGCACACAGAACAACGAAGACAACAACACACCGTTTGATATCACATTCAAAGACACTCCCACTGATCACGAAGTAGAAATTATTAAAAAGCAGTTACAACAATGGACCAAACTGAACAAGCTGGACCAGCGCATGTTCAAACTGTTTCGTAACACCATCAAGTATGGTGACCAGGTGTTTGTGCGTGATCCAGAAACATTTGAAATGTACTGGGTTGACATGGTCAAGGTCAGCAGAGTCATTGTGAATGAATCAGAAGGCAAACGTCCTGAGCAATACATTATTCGTGACATCAACCCTAACTTTCAAAATCTAAGCATTGCACAAAAAACCACCAGCGACTACTATGTGAGCCGATCAACAGGTAGTACAGGACAGACCAACTACTCAAGTCCCAGTGGTGGATCTGGCGGCGGTGCCGGCGGCACTGTGGGCAACAGTAGATTTGCGCAGGCCATGAACGAAACCTGTATTGATGCCAAGCACGTGGTGCATTTGAGCCTGAATGAAGGATTGGATTACTTTTGGCCATTTGGACAAAGCATCTTAGAAAACATCTTCAAAGTTTACAAACAAAAAGAACTACTGGAAGACTCTGTGCTGATCTATCGTGTGAGCCGTGCTCCAGAGCGTAGAGTGTTTAAAATTGACGTGGGCAACATGCCTAGCCATATGGCCATGGCCTTTGTGGAACGTGTCAAAAACGAAATGCATCAGCGACGTATTCCCACTGTGAACGGTGGCGGACAAAATCTAATGGATGCCAGTTACAATCCGCTCAGTATCAACGAAGATTACTTTTTCCCACAAACAGCCGACGGACGCGGCAGTAGTGTAGACACACTGCCAGGCGGCACAGGACTGGGCGAAATTGACGATTTAAAGTATTTCAACAACAAAATGGCCCGGGGCCTGCGTGTGCCTAGTAGTTACTTGCCCACTGGTCCTGACGATTCAGACCGTGCAATGAACGACGGAAAAGTCGGCACAGCACTGATACAAGAGTACAGATTCAACCAGTATTGTGAACGTTTACAGCGTTTAATCATGCAGAAACTGGATGACGAATTCAAGATGTTCATGAAATGGCGTGGTTTTAACATTGACAACAGCATTTTTGATATTGTATTAGGTCCTCCACAGAACTTTGCCAGTTATCGTCAAGCAGAAATGGACACCAGCAGAGTTGGCACATTCAGTACACTGGAGCAGTTGCCCTACATGAGCAAGCGTTTCTTGATGGAACGGTACCTGGGACTGAGTCAAGAAGAGATTGTAGAAAACGAAAAACTCTGGCGTGAAGAACGTGATCAGCCTGAGTTAAGTACCACACAAGGACAAGATCTGCGTAGTATTGGTATTACTCCAGCAGGTATGGAAGCAGATATTACTACCGGTGAAGAACTGGCAGCTATGCCACCTGCAGGTGCACCCGATGCAGGTGCCTTGCCAGGCGCACCAGCAGGTGCAGGAACAGCACCCACAGCAGTTCCACCACCACCAACATCATAAATACCTGTATGATACTAAATGAACTTTACCAGCGTGAACCCGAAGGCTACCAAGATGTCGCACAGGACAACAGCCAGCCTCAAAAAAATCAACTGCGTAAAACTCGTTTGACACTGCGACAGTTGAGCAAG